CCTCGAACCCTTCGAAATAGACCATCACATTCGGAGCGGCGACGTTCACGTCAGGAGCCGCCAAGGGCGACTTGGCCGAAGATCCGACAAAGCCGCCGTTCGCAAAACCCTTTAAATTCTTGTGCATCGCGTCCAGCTTTGGAACGCCGATCCGGTTCACTGCTTCCTTTGAAAATACATATTCGCCGCCGTGGACAACGCCTTTTGGCTCCATCTTGCCGCCGCCGCCGGTATAGCCGCCCTCGCTGTACCCCAGGATGCCTTTAAAAAAGCTGAATATCCCGCCGCCGCCACCGCCGCCGCCAGAGGCGAAGGGGCCGCTGTTGAAGAAAGCCGCCTCAAGATACGCTCGCGCGAGTTGCTGCGCGAGGTTCTTGGCCGCGTCCGCTGCGCTGGTAATGCCTGTGGCCACGTCAAGAAACGTGTTTTTCAGGTTGGTCGCTTGGGCGTCTAGCGCGCCTTGCGCGTCCTTTATTTTGCCCAATTCGTCCAGCCGGACCTTCTCTTGCGCCGCAAGTTCTCCCGTAGCGCTGGCAAGCGCCTTGATTTCCTCACGGTACGTCTTCCCGCTGGCTGTCAGCTCTTTGTCAACGTCGATGCCGAGGCGTTTGGCCTCGTTTAGCAGTTCAGTTTCGGTCCGCAGGCGAACTTGCTCGGCAATGTTACGACCGATAAGGCCGATTTCCATTTCTGTTGCCGACAGGCTCTCTTGCGCGCGAGCGAGCAGGCCGACGCGCAATTCCTGCTGTTTTGCCAGTTCGTCGTTTTGTTTCTTGGTAGCTTCAGAAGAAGCCTCTGCGCGCGGCCCCGCCGAGTTGTCGAACGCTTGCGTGATATTGGCCGGATCAATGTTGCGCAGCCCCTCCCACTCGTTACGCAGGCCCGGAACGTCGCGGCCCCTGGTGTCAATCCGATTGTCGGCCATCCTGTCTTGCATGGACTCCGAAAACAGTTCGTTGCCGCTGAGACCCATTTCCTTCATGATGTCTTTCAGGGTGGTTCTTATGATCTGATAGCGCCCGACTGCCGAAGAATTGAAATTGTTTTCCGGGTGTTCCAGCATCTTTTTCTGAATGGCGAGGATCTCGTTCAACGTCTTGTTGACCAAAACCACATCGCCGCCCGTGAATTTCCCATAAGCTAGCGTTTCGTTGTACCCGCGCCCCTTGTCGGTCCCTTCAGCGTACCCGATCAAATCGCGCAGGCCCTTTTTAGACGCATCCGCCTCGGCCTGCCCGTTGGTGCTCCTGTCACTAATCGCTCTGGACCGAACGTATTGCCCCTGTGCCGCGAGAATCTTGGCGTTCAGCGCGTCAACCGAAATCCCAGCCGCGTTAGCGCCCTTTGTAATCCCATCAAACGCGTCAACTTGTGCTTGCGAAACATTGACCAGCGACCCTGTCAGCGCGTCGACTTTTCCGTTCAGCGTGTCGTAGGAGCTTATCAATTCTCGCGCGTCCGCGACCGCGCTGGTGCGAAGCGTTTCGCTGGCCTCTTTGGCCTCAATCAGCGCCGCGCGCAGGTCTATATAGGCCTGTTTTATATCAAACTCAGTTTGCGCGGCCTCGACTGCCTTTATCTCTTTTTCAAATAAGCCAAGCTGCTTCGCCAGATCCACAAGCGGAACGCCCGCGTCTTTCATTTCTGACGCAGTACCCTCAAGCGCCTGATCAAAGATGCGCAGAACCGTGTTGACCTCATCGCCAACGCCAGCCAGCAGATCCATCTGCTTGCGCAAGCCGGAAATGCCGCTCAGGTCGCGCTTTTCAAGCTTCTTTAGCTCTGCGTTAAGCTCGTCAAGAAATCGGTTGGCGTCGCCGGAACGTCGATCAATATCAATCTGCAATTTGATGCGCGATTGTGCCGGGGCGAGTTGAGACCTATCAAAAAGACCATCGCCCAGAAGGTCCGCAATAGATTCCTCCCTGAGCTTCTCCAATTCGCGCAGGCTGGCCTGCACCGCCTCGCGCGTCTGTGCCACAAGGGCGCGCGTTGTGGCGCTCACCTTGCCCTCCAGGCCGTCTTGCTCGTCAGCCGCCCGTTTGGACGCGTCAGCGTAGGCCACAAGCGCCGTCCTCGCGTCGTCAGCCGCAGCCTTGAATCGCGCTGTCTTTTCTGCTGAACTTTCAGTCAGCGCTGGCAATAGCGTGAGCGCCCCGATGATGATGCCGAACGGCCCGCCCAAAAGGGCCATTGCCCCCCGCAGTGCGACCAGACCAGCAGCAGACGCCCCCGCCGCCGAACCAATCCCGGAAATCGCCAAAGCAGCCGAGCGCAGGATAGGAACAACCCGAACAAACATGCCCAGCAGAACCGGGCCGACAAAACGCCCTGCCAAAATTCCGCCAGCCGCAATCAACAAATCAATATTGCCAGCAAGGCCGACAAGCGCCGCCGATATCTTCGCGCTCGCCCCCGTCGCCTTGTCCGCGTCTCCGATGTATTCGGAAATTGAGTTACGCAAAAGAGTGAAGCTTTCGCCAATTGTGGCGTTGGTTTTCGAAAACGCTGCCTCGATTGGCTCTTGTGCCTTCAGTATCGCGCTGAAGACGCGCCTGGCCGTTAGTTCGCCATCCGCACCGAGTTCTTTCAACCCGCCTATGGTGGTCTTGAACTCGTCCGCGATTGCCTGCGCGATCAGCGGGGCGTTTTCTCGAATTGAGCGAAGTTCGTCGCCTTGCAGGACGCCCGAAGAAAGGCCTTGTGCAAGTTGCAAAATCCCTGCCGCTTGCTCGGATGCCGCCGCGCCGCCCGCCTTGAATGCCTTGTTTACAATGGCAGTCGCCCGCGCGACCTCCTCCTCACTTTTTGCCACGCCCTTTGTCGCGCGCAAAAGCTTGGCGTAGAGATCGACCGTCTCGGAAATGCCAGACCGCGTTTCTGCCGCGATGTCATTCAGAGCCGACAGGCTGCGCGCCTGCGTTCCGGTCAATTCAGACGCCGCCGCGATTTTGTTCCCGGCAACGGTCCATTCATCCGCAAAACGCTGAATTTCCCGAACCGAAAAAGCGCCCAAAAGAACGCGGCCCAAACCGCCTATATTCGCGCTTGTCCGCGCGACCGCCGCGTCGATCTTCTTGAAGGACTGCGCCCCCTTGTTGTTGGCGTCATTCCAGCCCTTTTCCATTTTGCGCGTAGCTTTCAGCGTCGCAAATTCCGCCCGTGCAAGCTCTTTGTTGAGCTTGGCGAGGGTAATCCCCATTTCAATCAAAAGCGGGTCGCGTTCAGTCATCTAAAGCCCCTCAATGCCAAGCATTGCAATCTGTTCGTCAGACACTTCTGCGCCGCCCGACTTTTTGCCGCCGTGCGCCTCGGAATACCCGTGGACGCACGCGTGAAATTCCCAAACGCTCATCGCGTCCACCTGTGCGGGCGTGAATCCCATCACAGCTCCGGGTCCGTAGAAGGTGCTGAACTTCCATTTTCCGGGGGCGTCATCGCCCCCAGAACCCCCCCCAACGGGTCATCCTCCACGCCGATAAGCGCAGCCCCCACGATCTTCTGAGCGGAGGCGCGGAAATCAGCCAACGGGTATTGCTCAAAGAGGCGAAGCACCAAGGGCGCGGCCTCTCTGTTTTCCATGCCCGCGCCAATCAGCGCGCGCCGGTGTGTTTCTATCAGATCATCGACCCGCCACGTTCCATCCGCAAACCGCGTGAAAAGTTGCTCCGGGCCAATATCAAGGCTTGTTTGCAAAGCCCGCAATTCCCCCAGCCCGAGGGCAAACTCATGGTTGCCCCCAGGCCAGTCGATCCGTATCCGATGGCCCATTTAGACCTTGACGCTGCGCGTTGGTGTGCCGTCGAACATCAGCTCAATATCAGCCTTGACCTTTTGGCCCTTGGCGCGAGTGTTTGTCAGGTTGGTCAAAAGTGCCGTGCCGGTCTCGTATTCAGTGTCTCCGGTAAGGGCATTCAGGTGGCCGATACGCGCAGGCAGCGTGGTGCTGGAATAGAACCAATCTGAAAGCAGCTCATGGCTCTCTTGCGCCCAAACGCCGGTCGCGGAAACGCTGATCTCGATGCTCCGCACCTGTTTTTCAATGGAAAGCGGGAGGCTTTCGTCGTCGCAGTCTGGAACCTCGGTTGTGTCCACGTTTGCGGATCTGGTGATGGTCACATCAAGCAGCCCGCAGAGTCGCGCGAATGTTGCGGGACTTGTCGCCGTGGCTAGCTCAAGCACGAGTTGTTCATATTTTGCAGTTGTTGCGTTTGCCATTTGTTAAGGCTCCTTCAGAGGGAAAGGGGCGCTTCACAGCGCTCCGTCACGGCCTTGCCCAAGGGCCGGATATGGGCAAACCGATCACTCGGTATTCTGGTCTTCAGCCTTGCGGCGCGGTGCGACTTCTGTCGCCGCGCCCCTTGCAATAGCTGCCTCGATAAGCTCACGCGGAAAGGATTGTGGGGCAGCTGACGCCTTGACGGCCCACCCGGCATTTCTGAGCCGCGACGAGTAGTTGAAATCTTTATGAAATATTGCTTTTGCCATTTTCCGCCTCGTTTTGTTGTTCGCCGCTAACTTTGTTTTATAAATTTGCGGGTAGCTCGCGTGATGCCCGCCCTGATCCGCCGCCGGTTAGAC